CGCTTCGCCGGCGAGCGCGGCGAAGATGCGGCTGAACACGCCCATGCGGCTCCAGCGGACGAAGCGGTTGTAGAGGGTCTTGTGCGGGCCGTAGCCCGGCGGGGCATCGCGCCAGCGCAGTCCGCCCTGGATGACGAAGATGATGCCGCTGAGGACGCGGCGGTCGTCCACGCGCGGGATGCCGTGCGAGAGCGGAAAGTGCGGCCGGATGCGCCGCATCTGCGCCGCGGTGAGCAGGAACGGGACGGACATGAGGGCACCTCCGCCCCGTTCAGAATCACGTCCGCCCGCGTCGCCGCAAGCAGATTAATGGGTCCTGAGCCTAGCTCCTCGAAGATCGTCCCCATGCTGTGGTTGTCGAGACCAGGCACACGCACCCGGCCGTCCTCATCCTTCACCGGATAGGGGGAGAGGTTGACGGATGGATGGAGGAACTTGTCGATGAGGGGGCCGAGCGCATCGGCTTCGACCAGCGTGTCGATCTGGTTCCGGAACTTGAACTTGGTCAGGATGTCCTGGACGTTCGGCGAGAAGCCATCGAGGTAGGCGGTGAAGTCGGCCTTCAGCTGCTGCTGGCGCGTTTTCGCGGTGAGGTCGCGCAGCGTGAAGGGCGAGATGTTGTAGAAGGCCTCGCCGGCCACCTGCTTCAGGGGCTGGTCCTGGTCCCGGACTCCGTTCTCGTCGAGAAACGCCTTGCGGGCGAGAACCGCTTCCTTCTTCGGTTCAAGTATCGCGTCAAGCCGGCGAATGACCGTCATCGGCAGGATGACGTCACGGTACTTTCCGCGGACATAAACGTCCCGGAGAACGTCGTCGGCGATTCCCCAAATGAAGTTCGAGATATTCAACCCGCTCAAGAATTCCCCCTCTTGCCGCAAGTCCCAGAGGGTGCCGCAGCCGATGCGGCACCTTAGCCTCTTGCCCTGGTCTCCCGCAACGAAGGCGGCCTGCTCCCCGCGGCCAAGGCGCTGGCCTGCTCGTGCCAGGATGCCGGGAAGGGCCGAAGCAGAGTTGGCAGGCCGACGTCGCACCGGCCCTCCAGGATCGCCTCGACCAGCTCCGGCGCCAGCAGCGTCAGGCTGAGGAGCTTCCCCAGGAAGGACCGATCCATCTTCTCGGCCGCCGCCAACTCGGTCAGCGACCCGTGGAGGCCCTGGTCAAGCATGCGCTGGTAGCGATGCGCCCTGGCTATTGCCTTCACCAGGGCAGGGTCGGCGCGGGTGGTGGTCGAAGACGAAACCTGCGAATCGGGCATCACGACCGTCTTCCTGCCCGGCCGGTGCCGGATGGCCAGCGGCACCCGGACCGTGATGCTGGTCGCCGTGGTCATGCTGCCGACCTCAGCGCATCGGGCGCAATGGCGCCGAGGTCGCGGACGAGTCCGCCGAGCCCGTCAAGCCGCAGCCGAATGTCGGCACCAGCCGGCCCTACCACCACCCGCTCCACCAGCGACCGCACAATCCGCGCCTGCTCCGCGGGAAACAGATGCTCCCAGAGCGGGTCGAGCCGATGCAGGGCGTCCTGCGTCTCGCCCTCAGTCAGGTCGGGCGCCTCCCTGCGCGCCGCCCGCCAGGTGCCGACCACGATCTCCGGCTGCCGCAACAGCGCCCGCACCTGATCCACCACCGCCGCCTCGATCTCCGCCGCCGAAACCCGGCGCACGATGCTGGCGTCGCCGGCCGCATCACCCTTCAGGACCCGCTGGGCCACGTAGTAGCGGTAGAGCCGGCCATTCTTCCGGGCGTGGGTCGGCGACAGCGCCCGGCCATCCACGCCGAAGATCAGCCCCTTCAGCAGCGCCGGCGTCTGCGCCCGATTCTGGTTGGCGCGGACCCGCGGGCTGACCTGCAGCACGGCGTGCGCCCGGTCCCACAGCTCCCGCGGCACGATGCCCTGGTGCTCACCGGGATAGATCTGCCCCTTGTGCGCGGCCTCGCCGACATAGGTCCGGTTGTTCAGCAGCTTATAGACGTCGCCCTTGTCGAGCGTTCGCCCTGCCTTGCTGGTGGCGCCCTCCGCCCGGAGGCGAGTCACCGTCTCAATGCCCGATCCTGTCTCGGCGAAGATTTCGAACACGCGGCGCACCCGCGGTGCCTCCTCCTCATTCACCACCAGCTTCCGTGCCACGACATCGTAGCCGAGCGGCACCTTGCCCCCCATCCACATGCCGCGAGCGCGCGAGGCGGCGAATTTGTCGCGGATCCGCTCGCCAATGACCTCTCGCTCGAACTGCGCGAAGCTGAGCAGGATGTTCAGCGTCAGCCGTCCCATGCTGGTGGTCGTGTTGAAGCTCTGGGTGACGGACACGAAAGTGACGCCGTGCGCATCCATCACCTCCACCAACTTAGCGAAATCCATCAGCGAGCGAGACAGGCGGTCGATCTTGTAGACCACGATCACGTCGACCAGGTCGGCCTGAATGTCGCGCAGAAGGCGCTGTAGCGCCGGCCGCTCCAGCGTGCCGCCGGAGAACCCGCCATCGTCGTAGCGGTCGCGGACCAGTACCCAGCCTTCGGCTCGCTGGCTGGTGATGTAGGCCTCACAAGCGTCGCGCTGCGCGTCGAGTGTGTTGAACTCCTTTTCCAACCCTTCGTCGGTAGACTTACGCGTATAGACAGCGCAGCGGAGCTTCTTGGTCGTCGCCGGCATGGCCGGCTCGATGCGGGCGCGACGGGTCATGCATCACCCCGCGCGCGCAGCCCGAAGAACGTCCAGCCATTCCACCGCGTCCCGGTGATGTGCCGCGCGATGGCCGACAGCGACTGATACGGCCGCCCCTCGAATTCGAAGTCGTTGATGCGCACGGTGACCACGTGCTGCACGCCCTGCCATTCCCGGATGAGGCGTGTGCCGGCCAGCGGGCGGCTGTCGGCGCGGATTCGGCGCAGGACGACGTTGCCGCCATCCAGTTGCTCGCCCAGCGCCACCAGCCGGTCAACGGTCTCGGGCTTCAGCCCGCCATAGGCCAATTCCTGGATGCGATAGGCCAGTCGGCTCTGGATGTAGGCCCGGTTCCAGGGCGGCGGCTCCTTGCCGAACAACTCCCGCCATTGCTCCTTCAGCGCGGCGGTGGGCGCCGCCTGCAGCGCGGCGAGCCGCGGCAGCACCTGCGTCGGTGGAATCTTCGGGATTGTGGGCGCTAGCGCGGGCGCAGTGGATCGTCTGGTCATGCGAGTCCCTTCCTGTTGGGGTTCGCATGCAGGCGCTGGTGGGCGGTGGAGTGTAGGCGAACGTCTCCCACCCCCCGAGCTATCTGTGCATCCCGCGCATGGTCTTCGGCAGCGCGGCTGCGCAGCCGCACCAGGCCGGCGGCCAGGATCGAGCAAACCTCCCGAAGGTGCGACGGGAGCTGCTGGTTCATCGGGCCGGATGCGGGAAGGCTCATCCCAAGCCATTACTCGGCAAGGCCAGAATCCGTATCACGTGACCGTTGCGCCGTGCTCACAACCTCCGATAGAAAGATTACGAATCATCAATTGGAGCTTCGCTTGGCCAAGAACGTCCGAAACTTCGTGAACCGCCTGTTCATGCAGACGGTCGACCTTGGCCTTCTTCAAGAACTCCTTGCGCCGCATGAGCCAGACATGGCCTTTAAGTGGCTTGAGCTTCCTGAAGACGAATCTGCCCAGCGGGATGCCCTCTTCCACCTCTTCCGGGAGCGCGGTGACGAGTTCCCCGATATATTGTTGGATGCGCTTCACTCAATACTGACACTTTCGACACCGAATGGAGCGCGGGCGCTTCAGGAGATTGCCGATGAGCGCGGCGTGCGACTGGCCGAGGAGGCCGAACCGGCACCCGCCGATGATCGGAAGCGCCTGACCGCGCGCCATCTCGCGCTGATCGCCTACCTGCACCACCGCGATATCTTTCAGCGAGCGGTCCATCGGCACGCGTTTTTCGCATCATCCCCCCTCAGGCTGATCGGAGCCAGGAAAGGAGTGGTGCCGCGGCACGAGGACGAGACGGCACGGGAAGCCTTCAAAGCCGCCTGCCGGGAATACTTCGCGCGACGTTACCAGGGGCGCATTTGCGACGTTTACTGGTACCCGGAAGCCACCCACATCAACCTGCTGGTCGAGCACGGGATGAACGCCGTGATCCTTCCCGTAGAAGAGGGCGGCCGGCAGACGACACGTCCTGTCCGCGAGATCACAGCAGACGCCATTTGCTTCGAGCCGGAGACGGGGCTCATCAAGGTGGCGGCCCGCGCCAAGGTCGAGCGCCTGAAGCTGGTGCACCTATTCGCCGAACATCTCCTCGACGATCCCGACTTTTTCTTTGGTCCGAAGAGCGATCAACTTTACCATCTGGCGCCCATCGAAAAGAAGGGCACCACCTGGAAGTTCGAGAACGACTGGGACGACGATCTGAAAAGCGTCAAGGTCGTCGAGATCGAGATCGATGAGGGGCAAGCAGGCAAAGGCGGCCGCGGAGGTTCCCCGTGGAGCCTCCGCATGACCGACACCCTGAATTCCGTGTCCCGGGTCGAGCGCGTGTGTCCAGACATCGATCTCTCGACCTTGAGGGTATCGGGGCTGAAGATGCGGATGCGCTTCGAAATCGACGGGGAGCGACGCGACGTCACGGTCGCGATCAAGGTGCCCAACACAGTCTCCTTTCGCGACCATCTGCTCGAGGCCCGGATATTCGAGCACCTTCGGCTCAACGGATTTCTGATGGATGACGACCCTGCTCGCCTCGCTGCTGCAGCAGATTGATCTGCATCCCATCCGCGCGCTGCCCGCCGCAGCCTGCGTAGGGTGGGAGCCGCTTCGAGATCACCTCCGCCAAGTGGGCATCCTGGCCTGGCGTCCACCGCTGGACGAGGCGGACGCAGCGGATGTCGAGTTTGTTGATGGCGAGCCCTACCTCACCGTCGTCCAAGATGATCTGCATGCGCGTTCGCTCGACATCGACTTTCGCGCGACGGCGGTCGCAATCCGCCGCGACAGCGGGATCACGGGTCCGCCTTTGGAACTGCTGGACGCACGGGTTGTGCGCATCGGTGCCGTCCCGGCCAAACCGTACCCGTGCGGCGTCTACCTGGTACGACTCCTGTCCGACCGGAATGCGCTGGACACCTTGTCGGCCATCAAGGCACGCCATGGTGCGGGTCGCGTGATCATCATGACACCGACATTGCGCTTCCTCAGTCCCGAGACGCTTCGTTTGATTCAGCCACTCGGCGTCACCATCAGCCCCGTCGCCGAGCGCATAGCTGGCGCCCTGCCCGCGCCTTTCCGAATCCTGCTCGACGATCTTGTCAGCGGACAGGATGCGTCTCCGCGCGAGGATGCTCTGCAGATCGACGAGATTCGCTCGGTTGCGGCCTTTCGGGGCAGCGAGCTTTCGCTGACCCCCCGTGAATTCCACGCCCTGCGAGAACTCGCCGGTGCGGCTGCCGACCGCGATCCCATCGTTTCGAGGGGTGCGATCCTGGATGTTCTCGCCAGATACTCGACCCATGGCGAGGAGCCGAGAGACGAGCAGGTGACACTGGTCATCTCGGCCATCAAGAAGGTCATTGCGGCAGCAGCGTCACCGGAAGAGAAAGCCTCGGACGCGCTCATCCGGACCGTTCGCGGTGTAGGGTACGAGCTTCGGCTGCCGGCTGACCGCATCTGGTTTCGACGCTCGGACGCACGAGCAGAATAGCTTCCACATAGGTTCGGATAGCTTCCACACAGGTTGAATCCCCCCGCGAACGGCACGGTCCGCCCATCAACTCGATGGAAAGGACCACCGATGGCTTCCCGCCCCAATCTCCCCGACCTCGCTCCGGCCCACCATCTCGCCGGCGTTGCAGCCTCGGCCCTGTGCCGCAGCCTCGGCCTGCCGCCTGAGGATCGCGAAGACTTCCGCCAGGATCTTCTTGTCGATCTTCTGACCCGTCTTCCTGCCTACGACCCTGCGAAGGGCGAGTTCGGCGCCTTCGCTCGGGTCTGCATCCGGAATGCTGCCGCACTGATCGCCGGCAAAGCCCGTCGCCAGCGCGCTGCCCGCCATCCGCGCTCCCTCGACGATGCCGTTCCCAACACCGAAGGCCTGACGCTGGGCGACACCATCGCGGAGGCGGATGGATACGGCGCGTGGTGCGGCCAGTCCACCGACGCCATCGGCGCGCTGGAACGCCGCCTCGACCTGGAGCGCGCGGCCGGCGCAGTCGCCCCCGAGGACTACCCGCTCTGCGCAGCGCTCAGCGAGCACACGCCGCACGAGTTCGGCGAGCAGAAGACGATGCCGCGCATGCGCATCTATCGCCGCATCCGGGAAATCCGCCTGCGGCTGCTCGCCGCCGGCATCCCCTCCGCCGCCTGATACGGATTTGGAGGTGGATGAGTAATGGCTGTCATGGACACCAGCATCACCGACATCCGCGCAGTGGTGGCGCCTCTCACCGAGGCTTCCCTCTGCGCCTGGCTGGGCGCCGCGGCTCCCGGCGACAGCATCACCTACCACCGCGGCGCGCTCGCCCGGCAGGTCTGCCCGCAGTTGCAGTGCCTGCCCGAGCCGGAGCGCACCGCGCTGCAGCGCCTGGCGGCCCGCGCCTGGAAGCTGGCCGAGCTCGGCCTTGCCGACATCGTGCAGCGCCGCCACGGCTACGAGGACTACGAGTACCTCCTCGTCGCCCGCCGCCGCCCGCGCCGCGTCGCCCCGTCGGCCCTGCCGCTCCTCCTCGCGGAGGCCGCGTGATGGACGCGCTCCGCACCAACCGCCCGACCCTCGACGCGCTGCGCCACATGCAGGTGAGCGACGTCATCGCGCTGCCCGCCGAGCATCTGGCGCTGCTGCAGACCGATGCGCGCGAGGCGCTGGATGCCGCCAAGCGCATGCAGGACTGGATCGAGGCCGCGATCGCGCTCCGCTACGAGCAGCGCGCCATCGGCGCCCGTGCCGCTGCCGGCAAGGACACCGGCACGGTCCGCTTCCAGGACGGCGCCGTGGAGATCGCGGTCGATCTGCCGAAGAAGGTGGATTGGGATCAAGCGCGGCTCGCCGCGCTGTCGGAGCAAATCCGCGCCGGCGGTGAGGATCCCGGCCAGTACGTCGAGGTCAGCTTCAAGGTCTCGGAGCGGGCCTATACCGCCTGGCCCGATCGCATCCGCCAGGCCTTCGAGCCGGCACGCACGGTCCGCACCGGCCGCGCCACCTACCGCCTCGCCATCATGTCCGAGACGGCGCTGCGGGACAGCCCGCATGGCGCCGGCATCATCCCGATGCGGGGAGGCCGCTGATGGCACTGCGCATCATCACCGCCGACGAGCGGCAGGCTGAGGCGCGCGGCATCAAGGCCGTGATCTTCGGCAAGAGCGGCATCGGCAAGACCTACCTCCTGCTAACGCTCGATGAGGGCAGCACGCTCTTCATCGACCTGGAGGCGGGCGATCTCGCCGTGCAGCACTGGCGTGGCGCGTCGATCCGCCCGCGCACCTGGGAGGACTGCCGCGACCTCGCGCTGTTCCTGGCCGGCCCCAACCCCGCGCTGCGTGACGACCAGCCCTATTCCGCCGCGCAGTATGCCCGCGTCCTGCAGACCTATGGCGATCCGGCGCGCATGGATGGCTTCGCCACGATCTTCGTGGACAGCATCACGGTCGCCGGCCGGCTCTGCTTCCAGTGGTGCCGCGGTCAGCCCGAGGCGCATTCGGAGAAGACCGGCAAGCCGGACATCCGCGGCGCCTATGGCTTGCATGGCCGCGAGATGATCGCCTGGCTCACGCATCTGCAGCATGCGCGTGGGCGCAACGTGATCTTCGTCGGAATCCTTGACGAGAAGCTCGACGACTTCAATCGCCGCGTCTTCGTGCCGCAGATCGACGGCAGCAAGACCGGCCTCGAGCTGCCCGGCATCGTCGACCAGGTGATGACGCTGGCGGAGATCAAGCCGGATGCCGCTCCCGGCCAGCCTGCGCTCGCATCCTTCCGCGGCCTGGTCTGCCAGACGCTGAATCCGTGGGGCTATCCCGCGAAGGATCGCAGCGGCCGGCTCGACATGCTGGAGCCGCCGCATCTCGGGCAGCTCTTCCAGAAGATCCGCAGCCCATCGCCGCCGATCGCCGCGCACGGCGCGCCGTCGATCGCGCCGCCCGTCCCTACCCCCAACACCTGATCGGAGCAGAAGCACCATGGCTGCCTGGAACGACTACAACGACGCCCAGTCCAACCCGAACCTGATCCCCAAGGGGACGCTGGCGAAGGTCCGCCTCACCATCCGCCCCGGTGGCTTCGACGATCCGAGCCAGGGCTGGACCGGCGGCTACGCGACGCGCGGCAGCACCGGCGCCGTCTATCTCAATGGCGAGTTCACCGTGCTGGAGGGGCCCTACGCCAAGCGGAAGATCTTCACGCTGATCGGCCTCTACAGTCCGAAGGGGCCGGAATGGGCGGGGATGGGCCGCAGCTTCCTGCGCGGGATGCTGAACTCCGCGCGCGGCATCTCCGACAAGGATGTCTCGCCCCAGGCGCAGGCGGCGCGCCGCATCGGTGGCTTCGCGGACCTCGATGGCCTCGAGTTCGTGGCGAAGATCGAGCACGGCACCGACGCCGGCGGCGAGACCAAGAACGAGATCCGCATGGCGGTGACGCCGGACCATCGGGACTACGCCCAGCTGATGGGGCGGCATGTGGCGCCGGCGGGTTATGCGCAGCCAGCCCAGGCCTACGCGCCGCCCGCCACGCCGGCCATCCCCCAGGGCGCCTTCCCGGCCGCCCAGCCCGCCGCCACCGGCGCCGACCCGCGTCCCGCCTGGGCGCGCTGAGGGAGGGCCGCACCAGCATGATGCTCCGCCCCCGCCAGAAACTCTTCGTCGAGCGCAGCCTTCGTGCGCTCGGCGAACACGGCAACACCCTCGGCGTCGCCCCCACCGGCGCCGGCAAGACGATCATGCTGTCGGCGGCGGTGGGCGAGCATGTCGGCGGCAGCGCCGCCAAGGCCGCGGTCCTCGCCCATCGGGACGAACTGACGGCGCAGAACCTGGCGAAGTTCCGCCGCGTGAACCCCGGCCTCTCCACCTCGGTGGTGGATGCCGGCCAGAAGTCCTGGGGCGGCCAGGTCACCTTCGCCATGGTGCCCACGCTGACGCGCGCGGCAAACCTGGAGGCGATGCCGGCGCTAGACCTGCTGGTGATCGACGAGGCGCATCACGCCGTCGCGGACAGCTATCGCCGCATCATCGATCGCGCCTTGGATCGCAACCCCGACTGCCGGATCTACGGCGTCACCGCCACGCCGAACCGCGGCGACAAGGTCGGGCTGCGCCAGGTGTTCTCGAACGTCGCGGACCAGATCCGGCTCGGCGAACTGATCGCCTCCGGCCATCTCGTGCCGCCCCGCACCTTCATCATCGATGTCGGCGTCCAGGATGAGCTCCGGGCTGTGCGTCGCAACGGCGACGATTTCGACATGGGCGAGGTCGCCCGCGTCATGGACACGGTGCCGGTCACTGATGCCGTGGTGAAGCACTGGCAGGAGAAGGCCGGCGGCCGCCAGACGGTGGCCTTCTGCTCCACGGTTGCGCATGCCGAGCACGTCGCCGCGGCCTTCAACACTGCCGGCGTCCCCACCGTCATGGTCACCGGCGACATGCCGGAGAGCGAGCGGCGCTCCGTCCTGGCCGCCTATGCCCGCGGCGAGGCGCGCATCGTCGTGAATGTCGCGGTGCTGACGGAGGGCTGGGACCACCCGCCCACCTCCTGCGTCGTGCTGCTGCGGCCGAGTTCGTTCAAGTGCACGATGATCCAGATGGTCGGCCGCGGGCTGCGCACCGTGGATCCGGTCGAGCATCCCGGCATCGTCAAGCGCGACTGCATCGTGCTCGACTTCGGCACCTCCTCGCAGATCCATGGCTGCCTGGAGCAGGACGTCGATCTCGACAGCGAACCCGGCGAAGGTGAGCCACCCACCAAGACCTGCCCCTCCTGCGAGGCCGAGGTGCCGATCGCGGTGATGGAGTGCCCGATCTGCGGCCACGCCTTCGAACCCCGCGGGCGCGAGACGGCGCCGCTCGCCGACTTCGTCATGACGGAGATCGATCTCCTCCGGCGCTCGGCTTTCCAGTGGTGCGACCTGTTCGGCGATGACGCCGCGCTGCTGGCCAATGGCTTCAACGGCTGGGCCGGCATCTTCTTCCTGAACGGGGCCTGGCACGCCGTCGGCGGGGCGAAGGAGGAGCGGCCGCGCCTGCTGTCTATCGGCGAACGGCTGGTGGCGCTGGCCGCGGCGGATGACTGGCTGAACACCTACGAGACAGACGAGAGTGCCCACAAGAGCCGGCGCTGGCTGCGCGAGCCGCCGACCGAGCGCCAGCTGATCCACCTGCCGTCGGCAGTCCGGGCCGATCTCGGCATGACCCGCTACCAGGCCTCGGCGCTGCTGACCTTCAAGTTCAACCGCCAGGCCATCCAGCATCTCGTGCGCAGCGCCCAGCCCGCGGCGCTGGGGCAGGCCGCATGATCTATGGCCCGCTCCCCGGAACCGCCCTGCGCCGTCTGCTCCCGCCCGGCGCGTGGCTTTGGCTGGTTCGACCCGGCGCCGCGGAAGAAGCCGCGGCCCTCGGTCTCCTTCTGCTGCATCGCCTGCCAGGGCTTCTGGTCGCGCTTGGCGGGGAGGTCGTCCGCCATGGTTGACCTCACCGAGCAGGAGAAGGCGGCGATGCGCGCGGCCATGCGCCGCGTCGCGGAGACGATGGCCGAGATCGGCTGGGGCACCCGCTTCCAGGAGCTAAGCGAGGCGCAGGTGCTGACCCTGATCGAGGTCGCTGTCGGCGGCTTCCAGGAGGCGATGCAGGCGATCGCCCGGCAGGACGCGGCGGCGGAGGTGCCCTTGTGATGCTCGACTTCAACAGCCGCAGCCAGACATCCGCGCACGTCAATGCCGCCATCGACGCGGCGCTGGTCACGGCCAACCAGGCGACACCGCCGCGCAGCTACCTAGGCGGCTCTCGCCTCGGCCATGCCTGCGAGCGGGCGCTGCAATTCGAGTTCGTGAAGGCCCCGAAGGATGAGGGCGCCGACTTCGATGGCCGGCTGCTCCGCATCTTCGGGATCGGCCACGCGCTGGAGGATGCGGCCGTCGCCTGGCTGCGCGCCGCCGGCTTCGATCTCTATACCCGCCGCGGCGGTGGCGAGCATGGCGAGCAGTTCGGCTTCTCCGTCGCGGGCGGTCGCATCCGCGGCCATGTCGATGGCGTCTTCGCCGGCGGCCCGACCATCCCCGGCATGGCGTTCCCGGCGCTGTGGGAATGCAAGACCATGAATGCCAAGGCCTGGCGCGAGACCTCGAGTAAGGGCGTCGCCGTGGCCAAGTCGATCTATGCGGCGCAGATCGCGGTCTACCAGGCCTACATGGATGCCGCGGTGCCTGGGGTAGCGGACAACCCGGCGCTGTTCACCGCCATCAACAAGGACACGGCGGAGCTGCACCACGAGCTGGTGCCGTTCAACGCGGAGCTGGCGCAGCGCATGTCGGACCGGGCGGTGCGCATCCTGGCCGCGACGGATGCCGGCGAATTGCTGCCCCGCGTTGCCGCCCAGGCCGATCACTTCGAGTGCCGGTTCTGCCCCTGGGCCAAGCGGTGCTGGGCGCTGCCTGTATGACGACATGGGGCGACTTCAACGATGCCGCGCCGCTGCCGGATGACTGCGTGAGCGAACTTCCCGGCGCTGGGCAGTCGATGCTGGAAGCCGCTGGATCTATCGCGCCGGACATCGAGCAGATCGCCGTCTTCCTCGACGTGGTGTTCGGCTATTGCGATGGGCTGATCCCTGTTCGCGGCTTCGTCGACCAGGGCCAGGGACTCGACACCAAGCCGCACAACATCTGGGTCCAGGCCGATCGGCACGCCGCCGCATCCCTCAGCGCCTACGCCACCTGGGCCGCGCGCGAAGGCAGCGCGGTCTATGTCATCCCCGGCACCGTCGCCGAGCAGGGCCACGCCCGCGCCGAGCATGTGCTACAGATGCAGACGGTGGTGGTCGACCTTGACGCTGGCGACATCGTCGCCAAGCTGGCGCACCTCGTCCACCACCTGGGTGCGCCCACCCTCCTGGTGGAGAGCGGAGGCCGCACCGCCGAGGGCGCCGCCAAGCTGCACGCCTGGTGGCGGCTCACCGAGCCGGCCGAGGGCGACGACCTGGCGCGGCTCTGCGCGCTGCGTGGCGAGATCGCGGAGAAGGTCGGTGGCGACCTGCACTTCCGATCCGCGCACCAGCCGATCCGCGTGCCTGGCACGGTCCACCAGAAGCAGGGCGTGCAGCGGCGGGTCATCATCCGGGAGCACCGGCCCCGGGGCGAGGTAGAGCTGCCCGACTTTGCCGCGGCCATTGCCGCCATGCCCACCATGCCGGGCCTGGAGGCGCCCAGCGCCACCACGGGCACCAGTCGGCCCGGGCTCGATGCCGTCCTCACCACGCCGGTGCGTGAGTGCAGCCAGGACGCCTGGACTCGCTTCCAGGGCGCCAGCGCCGCGATCGGCCACTTCGTCCGGATGGTCCACGAGGGGCGCATGACCGGCGACGAGGGCTGGGAGGCCATCTGCCAGTACAACGCCGCCTGCCTCCGCCCCGAATGGCCGCTGGACCGCCTCAAGGTGGAGGCCGATGCGATCTGGGCCGTGCACGTCGACCGCAATGGGCCGCCCCTGCTCCGCGCCGCGGCGCCGCCGCCCGGCGCCATCGCCGTGCACACGCTGGGCGCGCTGCTGGACGACACCTCGCCCATGCCGGACGATCTGATCGGGCCGCGCCTGCTGACCCCGGGTGGGATGCTGGTCCTCGGCGGCGCGCCGAAGGTCGGCAAATCCGACTTCCTCATCAGCCTGCTGGTGCACGCCGCGGCCGGCGCCCCGTTCCTGCGCTTCACGGCACCACGCCCGCTGCGCGTGTTCTATCTGCAGGCCGAGATCCAGTACCACTACCTGCGCGAGCGGCTGCAGCAGCTCCGGCTCGACGCCGCGATCGTTGCCCGCGCTCGCGACACTCTCGTTGCCACCCCGAAGCTCCGGATGCTGCTCGACGAGCGCGGCGTGCCGATGGTGGCTGCCGCCATCCGTCAAGCCTTCCCTGACGCGCCGCCGGACGTGATCTGCATCGACCCGATCCGCAACCTCTTCGACGGCGGCCCCGGCGGTGAGGGCGAGAACGACAACGCGGCGATGCTGTTCTTCCTGCAGAGCCGCGTCGAGGCGCTGCGCGACGAGGTGGCACCCGAGGCGGGCATCATCCTCGCGCACCACACGAAGAAGCTCAGCAAGAAGCAGGTGAAGGACGATCCCTTCCTGTCGCTCTCCGGCGCCTCCGCGCTCCGCGGCTTCTACACCTCCGGCATGATCCTCTTCCGCCCTGACGAGGAGGAGACGCCGCGCGAGCTGCATGTCGAGCTGCGCAACGGGCCCGGCCTCAACCCGCTCCTCATCGACAAGCGCGGCGGCGCCTGGGTGGAACTCGACCGCAAAGGCGAGCGCATCGTGCGGCGTGACGTCGGCGCCCGCCTTGATGCCGAGCGCAGCCGTCGCCACGACGTCATCCTCCAGATCATCGCGCAGGAGGCCCGCGAAGGGCGCGTGTTCACGGGCGGCGCCTTCGCGGCGCAGTTCGAGAACACCCACGGTCTGGGTGGCAACGACACCATCTCGCGCCGCATCAACGTCCTCGCCAACAAGGGCTACATCAAGTTCCTGCGCGCGGCCCCGGAGCATGGCATTCCTGCCAGCAAATCCTCAAAGGGCTATCTGCTGGTGCAGGACATGCTCTTCGCGACGGGCGAGGAGACGATGGATCCCGAGACCGGCGAAATCACGCCCAGGCTGGTTCGCCTGCTCCCCACTCACTTCCAGTCCGACACCAACAGCGCCGTTCTGCCGGTCGAAAACCCCGAGGTCTGGGTGCTGAACGACCCGGAGGTCGAGGCATGATCCGCCCGATCGGAACGCCCCCGCACCGTGCGGAACTTGGCAGTTCCGCAAGTTCCGCAGCGCTGCGGAACTTCCCTGCGGAACTCGATTTGCCCAAGCATTCCAATGGGTTCGCCAAGTTCCGCAAGTTCCGCAAACGGGCTTTGCGGAACTGGCTTGCGGAACTTCAAAACATCCAGCCCGATCAATCGGTTAGGCAAGTTCCGCAAGTTCCGCAAAGTGCCACCCCCCTACGGGGGGTGTGCGTGCGCGCCGCAGCGGCGCGCGCACACCGCACCCGGAGCGGTCAGGTTCAGCCTCGGGCTCCCCCCGATGGGCACCATCCCCGCAAGCCGGGCAGCGACGGCGAGCTCCGCCAAGAACCGCGCCGTCGCCGCCCTCACCAGGATCGCCCCCTATCGGAGACCATCATGGCAGTTGCGACTCTCACCATGCCCGCCGCCCATGCAAGCGGCCCGCCCATCGCCATCCCACCCGCGATCAGCCTGGCGCACCATGCCGTGCTCGCCCTGGATCTCGGCACCACCACCGGCTGGGCGCTGCGCGGTCAGGACGGCGGCATCACCTCGGGCACGATCATCTTCCGTCCCACCCGGTTCGAGGGCGGCGGGATGCGCTTCCTTCGCTTCCGCGCCTGGCTGGCGGAGATCGCTGCACTGTCCGGCCCTGTGGCACGCATCGTGTTCGAGGAAGTGCGCGCCCATGCCGGGACCGATGCGGCGCACATCTACGGCGGCTTCCTCGGGATGCTGAGCGCCTGGTGCGAGGAGCACGAAATCCCCTACGAGGGCGTCCCGGTCGGCACCATCAAGCGCTACGCCACCGGCAAAGGCAACGCCGATAAGGCGAAGATGGTCGCGGCCATCCAGGCCCGCGGCTTCACGCCGGCCGATGACAACGAGGCGGATGCCATTGCCCTTCTGCTCTGGGCCACCGATCCCACGGGAGGCCGCACATGAGCATGCACGGCGCACCACTGCCGCCCCGGTCCTGCCTCGACCGCGGCACGCGCAGCCCGACCAACGAAAGCGAAGTGAACGCCATGCGCGCCGCCGCCTGGCATCGGCACGGCGTGGCCGCGCTGGCTGTCGCCGACATCAGGGACGACTGGCTGCGTCAGGCCATCACCAACGAAGCCAATCGGCGCTGGGGGTGCCGCGACGGGGAGAACCACCATGGCCGGTAAGCGCAAGACCAAGGCATCGAAGGCGAAGCAGGACGACCTGGCGAAGCCCTCGAAGTGGCGGCTGCAGCATGGCGCGTTCTCGGGTCCGATCCGCGCTGCCGATCCCGAAACCGGCACGCCCGTGCAGCATCGCCGCGCCGTAGACACGCTCGGCATGATGCTGGCCAGTGGCAGCATCACGGCGCAGATGCACGAAGCGGGTGAGATTTTCCGCGGGCTGTTCCGCGCTGCCTGCTTCGACAGCATGTCGACGTCGCAGCTCCTGCGCATCCCTGGCTCGCGCGTCGACACGCTCTCCACCATGCAGGTGGAGGCACGACACCGCGTCGCTGCGGCACTCGATTCGCTCGGGGGGCAGGACAGCCCATGCGGCTCCTGCGCGTGGTTTGTCATCGGTCTCGAGTTCTCGGTCCGCGAGTGGTCGATGCGTCAGGGTTGGGCCGGACGAACGGTGCACGGCCCAGTCGGACAGGGCATCCTGGTCGGGTCCCTCGGTATTCTCGCTGTGCACTTCGGGCTGATGCCACGAGCGAGGGTGGCGTGACGCGGGATGATCGGGGCGGTCACCATCGCCCCGATCACGCTGTTACAATTCACCCCGTAGCGGCTCCGAAATCGATAAGGCTAGAAGCAAGATACGTAGAGAAGGTGCGAGAGCGCCGCGGCTGAACAGCCACGCTGCGGCTCGATCGAGACAGTGGCTCTCGAGCCGATGGTTCCTTCCCGGCCCCGCTGTATGCGGGGGGCGGAAGCGCGCAACACTGCTAGCGCCTGGCCCGAAACATGGTTCGCAGTTCGCACCCTTCGCCACTGCTCTCAATCGCTTAGCTGCGAACCATCGCCGCGTCGGTTCGCAGCCGCGGTTCGCATGGTTCGCACCCACCCTGATTCCGGATGGCCCGATGACGCTCCCTTGGATGGCGGCGAAAATCCTGCTGCGCCCGGTGGCGGAGCTGCGAGCGCATCCCGGCAATGCGCGCGTGCATGGCGCCGTGCAGATCGACCAGATCAAGGCCAGCATGCTGGCCTTTGGCTTCACCAACCCGCTGCTGGTGGACGAGGCCGGCGTGCTGATCGCCGGTCACGGCCGGCTTGAGGCCGCGGTCGCGCTCGGCATCGAGAAGGTGCCGACCATCGTGCTGCGGCACCTGTCCGCGGCGCAGAAGGAGGCGTTGCGTCTCGCCGACAACCGCATCGCGGAGAACGCAACCTGGGACCAGGCGCTGCTGCGCAACGCGCTCGCCGCGGCGCAGGCGGCGCCGGACCTCGACCTCTCGGCGCTCGGCTTCTCTGCCGCGGAGCTCGACGACATCCTCGCGGCGGCTGGAGATGCCGTGTCCGACGGCGACGCGCGCGAGGCCCTGTCGACGCCCGCGGTCCAGGGGGGCGGGGACGGCGCGGCGGTGACGGAGGAGGCACTTGCGGCGGATGATCCCGCCGATGCCGAACCGGACCCGCCGCGCCGGGCCGTCACCCGACCGGGCGACCTCTGGCTGCTCGGTGAGCACCGCCTGCTCTGCGGCGACAGCACCGATGCGGCCTCGGTCGGGCGCGTCATGGGCGCGGACCGCGCGGCACAGCTGTTCACCAGCCCGCCCTATGGGAACCAGCGCGACTACACCACGGGCGGCGTCTCCGATTGGGACGCACTGATGCAGGGTGTGTTCCAGCATCTCGACGCGGCCATGCGGCCGGACGGCCAGGTGCTGGTGAACCTCGGCCTGATCCATCGCGACAATGAATGGCAGCCCTATTGGTCCGGCTGGCTCGACTGGATGCGCGCCCGCGGCTGGCGCCGCTTCGGGCTCTACACCTGGGACCAGGGGCCGGGCCTGCCGGGCGACTGGAACGGGCGGCTGTCGCCCGCCTTCGAGCTCCTGTTCCACTTCAATCGCGAGGCCCGCCGCCCGAACAAGATCATCCCCTGCCGCTGGGCGGGGCACGTCAATTCCGAGAAGGGTGGCCTCCGCGCGAAGGACGGCACCGTCGGCGAGTGGCAGCACGCTGGGCAGGGCGTGCAGGAGACTCGAATCCCAGACAGCGTGCTGCGCATCACGCGGCACAAGGCCCGCGGCATCGAGACGGAGCATCCCGCGGTGTTCCCCGTCGCGCTGCCGGACTTCCTGATGCGCGCCTATGCCGACGAGGGCGACGTGGTGTTCGAGCCCTTCGCAGGCGCTGGCACCACCATCATCGCCGGCCAGCGCACGGGCCGCCGCGTGCGGGCGATCGAGCTCGCGCCCGCCTATGTCGACTTGGCCGTGGCCCGGTGGCGGATGCTCCATGCGGACCTGCCGGTGACTTTGGCGGAGGACGGGCGCGATTACGATGCCGTTGCCGCGGCGCGGATTGAGGTCACCGCCAGTGCAGCCTGATCTCGTCGTTTCCGCCCTGCCGGTCGCATCGCTCGTGCCCTACGCCGAGAACGCACGCACGCATTCAGCGTCCCAGGTGGCGCAGATCGCCGCCTCCATCGCCGAGTTTGGCTTCGTGAACCCGGTGCTGGTCGACGCCGAGGGCGTGCTGATTGCTGGGCACGGCCGCGTCATGGCGGCGAAGCAGCTCGGGCTGGCCTCGGTGCCGGTGCTGCGGCTCGGCCATCTCTCTCCCGCGCAGGCGCGGGCGCTGCGCCTGGCGGACAACCAGATCGCCCTCAACTCCGGCTGGGACGAGGCGCTGCTCGCCGCGGAGATCGCCCGCATCCGCGACGAGGCGGTGGTGGACCTCGACGTCCTGGGCTTCTCTGGGATGGAGCTCGACCGGCTGCTCGCTGCCGCGGACGCGGGCCTCGGCGAAGACGATGCCGACGAAGCACCCGAGCCGCCCGCAGTGCCGGTCACCCGCCCAGGCGATTTGTGGCGATGCGGCGATCACCGGCTGCTCTGTGGCGATGCGACGAAGCTGGCTGACGTGCAGCGCGCGCTCGGTGTGGATCGGCTCGCGGACATGGCCTTCACGGACCCGCCCTACAACGTCGCCTACCAGGGTGGCACCGCGGCGAAGATGACCATCGCCAACGACGCGCTCGGCTTCGGCTTCCTCGACTTCCTGCGGCCGGCGCTCGCCAACCTGCTCTCGGTGACGAAGGGCGCCTGCTATGTCTGCATGTCATCGTCCGAATGGCCGACGCTGCATCGCGTCTGGCAGGAGGCGGGCGGCAAATGGTCCAGCACCATCATCTGGGCGAAGAACACCTTCGCGCTCGGCCGCGCTGACTATCACCAGCAGTTCGAGGCCATGCTCTACGGCTGGAAGGCCGGCGCGCAGCACTATTGGTGCGGCGCGCGTGACCAGGGGAATGTCTGGCACTTCGACAAGCCGGCGCGGAATGACTTGCACCCCACCATGAAGCCTGTCGCGTTGGTGGAGCGGGCCATCCGCAACAGCAGCAAGCCGCGTGACACGGTGTTGGATTGCTTCGGCGGTTCGGGCACCACGATGATCGCTGCAGAGCGGACGGGGCGGCGTGCTGTGCTGCTGGAGATCGATCCCGCCTATGCCGATGTCATCGTGCGGCGTTGGCAGGAGACGACCGATGAAGCCGCGGTGCTGGAAGGCGATGATCGCAGCTTCACCGATGTCGCAGAGGCACGATTGATGATTGAGAAAGCCCAATCATAGCAATGAGATCACGCTGCATCTCGCTTGGCTCGGGCGCAGCACAGCGCGAATGGTCCGTCGCGCGCAGGGGATGGCCCCTGCACCAGGACGGAGACGACGATGACCAAGCCCACCATCCTCCCCACCGCGAACGAGGCCTGGGGCTTCTGGGGCACCATGGGCGAGCGCTCCGCAGCCGCCTGGCCGATCGCTTTCGCCACTATCCACGACGCGACGGGCACGGATCCGGACTCGGTGCGGGCCTTCCTCGACAGCCGCCACGGGCGCCACTTCGCCGACGAGGTCAGCAACCACCTCCACGCCGGCGCCGCCCTGCCGGACGCCATCGCGCGCGCCACCGCCACTTGGATGGGCTGGCGCATCGGCCGCCGCACCAGCCGCGAGATCGGCATCCCGGCGGGGCTGCCCTACCTGACGGGCTTTGTGATCAGCGAGGGCATCGCCGCCGACGCCGCGCGCGAGGACTGACGCACCCGGCCAGCCGCCCCGCGGCGCCGCCACCGCCTCGCCGGGACGCCCTGCGGGGCTCGGGGTGGTAGCACCCGGCTCCTCGGGTGCCGAACCGGAGACCCCGACGATGAAGCTTTCCGACACCCAGCGCGTGATCCTCACCGCCGCCGCGCAGCACGAGATGGGCCTGGCCCGCGCGCCCAAGAACCTGCCGGCCGCCGCCCGCAACGCGGTGTTTCGCAGCATGATCAAGGCCAGCCTGCTCACCGAGATCAACGCGCCGCGCGAGCATGTCGGGCTCGGCTGGCGCCAGGACGAGGACGGGACCTGGATCGTGGCGCGGATCACGGACGAGGGGCTGCGCGCCATCGGGATCGACCCGAACGAGGACGACAGCACGGCGGCAGACGACGCCACGCAGCACCACCAGGAGGAGCCGGCGCAGGATGCGCCCACGGCGCCCACGGGCGGGGAGGACGCCGAGCCGGCGGACGACGTGACCACCATGCCCAAGGCGGCGCCCACGCGCGCCCCGCGGGCCAGCCTGCGCGATGCCGCCGCGGCCTTCCTGGCCGCATGGAACGCCAGCCCTGCGCAGGACGCGACCGACAACGCGATCAGCCGGGCGGTCGAGCAGCTCCGCGCCACCCTCGCCGGCAAACCCACTCGCACGCCGCGGGATCGCGCGGCGCCGCGCAAGCCGCGCGAGGGGACCAAGCAGGAGACCGTGCTCACCCTGCTACGCCGCCCGGAGGGCGCCACCATCGCGCAGATCAGCGATGCGACCGGCTGGCAGCAGCACACGGTTCGCGGGTTCTTCGCGGGCCTCAAGAAGCGCCAGGGCATCGAGGTCCAGGTGCTGGAGCGCATCCGCCAGGTCGGCCCGAACAAGGAGGGCGCGCGCGGGAGCTACAGCATCTACCGCATCTCCGACTGACGCGGCGCAGCCACAGCACCGCACATCATGATCAGCGCCGCGGATCATCGGCTCCCGCGGCGCTTTCTCGAGTTGGCTCTGCCAAGCCACAGCGCGAAGCGTCCGTCACGCGCAGGGCATCCCGCCCTGCCACGGCGGAGACGGACGATGCAGCAGACGGACACCATCACGCAGCTCCAGGGCCTTGCCGACCACGCACGCTTGAGCCACGCGCACTGGCTGCGCAGCGCACGGCAGGGTGGCAGCGGGAGCTACGGCCCTGCCTATTGCATCGAGGGCGCGGGCACCTGGCGCCGCCGGCTTGGCGAGCTGCTGGCGCAGATCCGCAATGCGGAGCGGGCGCGATGAGTGCCCGCAGGGAACGCCGCTGGATCGTGCTGGCGCAGGATGGCCGGCACGTCACTTTGGGGCGGGCGGTACGACCTTCGGTCAGCGAGATTGCCGCCGCGAGCGATGGCTTGGCACGGCAGGGCCTCGCTGGATGGATCGCCACGCTGGACGGAGACTACTGGGGCCGCGGACAACTGACGCTCGCACCCACGCAGACCATTGGCGCCGACGTGACGCCGGACTGGCCGGCGGCAATCACTGCCTTCGAGCAAGCTCGCCAGCGCGCGCGGCGCGCTGCCTGACCCCGACCCCGCGCGCGGCGGGAGAGATGCCGCCGTGCCAGAACTGACCCCATCGACCCGCGAGGCGGCCCGCCGCATCGGCATCACCGAGACCGCACTGCGCAAGGCCGAGCAGACCAGCCGGATCGCGCGCGAGCCCGATGGCCAGTGGGACATCGACAAGACCCGCCGCCGCCTGATCGAGACCGCCGATCCGGTGCGCTCGCCATTGGCAGGCGGTGGCGGGACCACCAGCGCCAGCGACGGCACACCCTTCGCCCGGCTGAAGGTCGCGCAGCTCGCGCTGAAGGTGGAGGCGCAGCGCCTCGCCCTCGACGAGACCAGGCGCCGCCTGGTCGATGTCACCGAGGCGAACGCCGCGCTGGACGAGATCGGCAGCACGATGCGCGACGCGCTGCTGAACTGGCCCGCCCGCGTCTCCGGCCTGATCGCCGCCGAGATCAGCGTCGACCCGCATCTGCTGCAGACCATCCTGCGGAGTCACATCAACGATCTGCTGACGGAGGCCGCCGATCGCTTCGATCCCGCAGGTCTCGGAGGGGATCGGTCTCCGCAGCCGTGAGCATGTCCGCCGGCGTGTCGGCGCGATGCTGCGGCCGCCGCCGCAGCTCACTGTCTCGGAATGGGCCGAGCGGCATCGCATGCTGGGTAGCCGCGCCTCGGCAGAACCGGGGCCATGGCGCACCAGTCGCACGCCTTATCTGAAGGACGTGATGGACGCGCTGTCGGCGGTGCACCCCGCCCGGCGCGTCGTGTTCATGAAGGGCGCGCAGGTCGGCGCGACCGAGAGCGGCAACAACTGGCTCGGCTACATCATGCACCACGTGCCAGCGCCGGCGCTGGCGGTGCAGCCGACCGTGGAGCTGGCCAAGCGCTTCTCACGCCAGCGCATCGACCCACTGCTGGAGGAAACACCCGCGCTGCGGGAGCGAGTTGCTCCGGCCCGGGCGCGCGACAGCGGCAACACCATGCTGTCGAAGGAATTCCCCGGCGGCATCCTGGTGCTGACGGGCGCCAACAGCGCGGTGGGCCTGCGCTCGATGACGGCGCGGTTTCTGTTCCTCGACGAGGTCGACGCCTATCCCGGCGATGTCGCCGGCGAGGGCGATCCCATTGCCCTGGCCGAGGCCCGCGCTCGCACCTTCGGCTGGCGGCGCAAGGCCTTCCTGGTTTCGACCCCGACCATCGCTGGGCGCAGCCGGATCGAGCGGGAATACCTCGCCAGCGACCAGCGCCGGTTCTTCGTGCCGTGCCCCGAATGCGGGGAGATGCAGTGGCTGCGGTTCGAGCGGCTGATCTGGGAGAAGGGCGCGCCGGAGACGGCGCGGTATCACTGCAACGCCTGCGACCACCCCATGCAGGAGCACGACAAGACCGCCATGCTTGGCGGCGGCGAGTGGCGCGCGACGGCCGAGGGGCAGGATCCGCACACGATCGGCTTCCACATCTCGGCGCTTTACTCGCCCGTGGGCTGGCTCTCCTGGGAGCAGATCGCCCGCGATTGGGAGGCCGCCCAGGGCAAGCCCGAGGACATCAAGACTTTTCGGAACACGGTGCTGGGCGAGACCTGGCAGGAGCAGGGAGAGGCGCCGGATTGGGAGCGGCTCGTCGAGCGGCGCGAGGATTTCGCTATGGGGGTCGTCCCGCCCGGTGCGCTGGTGCTGACGGCCGGCGTGGACGTCCAGGATGATCGCCTGGAATGCGACGTCTGGGGCTGGGCCGAGGGCTTCTCCTCCTGGCTGGTCGATCACGTGGTGATCCCAGGCAGCCCGCGGGATCGTGCGCCCTGGGACGAGTTGGCCCGGGTGCTGGCGCGCGACTGGCCGCGCCAGGGCGGTGGCGCGATGCGCATCGCCCGGCTCTGCGTCGACACTGGTGGTCGCGACACTGCCGCCGTCTATGGCCACCTGCGCCGACTGCGGGATCCGCGGATCGCGCCGACCAAGGGGATCGACGGGTGGAACCGGGCGCAGCCGGTGCAAGGCCCGACGTCGGTGGATGCACTGGTCAATGGCCAGAAGCTGCGCCGCGGCCTCAAGCTGTGGACGGTGTCGGTCTCGACCTGGAAGGCCGATCTCTATCGGCGGCTCTGGCTCGGCCGCGGCGACGCGGAGGAGCTGCCACCCGGCTGGGTGCATCTGCCGCGCGCGATCGAGGTGGAATGGATCAAGCAGCTGGTCGCGGAGCAGCTGCGCACCACCAAGGACCGCCGCGGCTTCGCGCGGCAGGAATGGGCCAAGCTGCGGGAGCGGAACGAGGCGCTGGACTGCGCGGTGCTGGCGCGGGCGGCGCTGTGGCTGCTTGGTGCCGATCGCTACGGCGAGCGGTTCTGGCAGCAGCTGCGGGACCAGATTGCGGACGCACCGCTGCATGCGAGCGAACTTCCCGCCGGCGGGAATGTCGCTCACCCGTCGCCGTCGGCGGCCGCGGCGGTGCCTCCATCCGACAGCCAGCGCCCGCGGGGCTGGCTCGCGCCGCGGAACGGCTGGCTTCGCTGAAAGGAGGACGAGCATGGATCCGACCGTCCTCGCCTGGGCGTTGGCGCAGCCTGCCGGCACCCGCGCATCCGTGCTGGCTGCGGCCTTCACCGGCGGCACCACGCGCGTGACCTTCGACGGTCGCACGGTGGAATACCGCTCGATCGCCGAGCTCGGCCGCGCGCTGTCCGTCCTCCACGCCGCCGAGAACGCCGCCGCGCGCCGCCCCAGCGTGACCTTCGCCAGCTTCTCTCGTGAGGGCAGCAGGTGATGGGCCGCCTTCGTGATGCCTGGCACGCCCTGCGTGGCTATGCCGCCGCGCAGGACAGCCGCGCCTCGACCTGGGCCGCCTCCGGGGGCAGCGCCACGGCTGAGGTCGGCGCCGCCGCGCCCACCGTCGCACGCCGCGCCCGCGATGCCGTCCGCAACGATCCCTATGCCGCCCGCATCGTCGATCTCTGGACCGGCAACGCGGTGGGTTCCGGCATCACCACCCGCTGGCCGGACAAGCCGCACGCTGAGGCCTGGCGGCGCTGGTCCGACAGCACGGCCTGTGACGCCGAGGGACGGCTCGACCTGTATGGCCTGCAGGCGCTGGTCATGCGCGCGGTCATCGAGAGCGGCGAATGCTTCGTCCGCCTGCTGCCCGCGGACATCAAGCCGTCCAACCCGATCGGGCTGCGGCTGCAGGTGCTGGAGAGCGACCACCTCGACACGGCACGGCAGGGCGTCATCGAGGGCGTTCCTACGCTGCAGGGCATTGGATTGGGCGAGGCCGGTGAGCCGGTCGGGTACTGGCTGCATCGCGTGCACCCCGGCGCGTCCTGGGTTCTGCCGGGAGGTGCCACCTGGCTCGGCAGCCAGCGGATCCCGGCCCGCGACGTGCTGCACATCTATCGCAAGCGCCGCCCCGGCCAGCTGCGGGACGTGTCCTGGCTGGCGCCGGTGCTGACCCGGCTGCGGGATCTTGGCGACTACGAGGCTGCCCTGCTGATGAAGGCCAAGATCGAGGCGTGCCTGGCCGCGGTGGTGTCCGAGGATGGCGACGACGCCATGACCGGCCCGGCCTCGGGCCTGCTGCGTGACGCGCAGGGCCGGACCGTCGAGAGCTTCGAGCCCGGCATGATCCTCTACCGCCGCGGCATGGGATCCGTGGAGGTGGTGAACCCTTCGGGCGGCGGGAGCCACGCCGCCTTCGCCCGCCGCGCGCTCGAGGCGTCCGCGGTCGGCACGGGCCTGACCTATGACCAGGTCGCCGGCGACCTCACGCAGGCGAACTACTCCAGCCTGCGCGCCGGCAAGATCGAGTTCCGCCGCCTCTGCGAGCAGGTCCAGTACGGCATGCTCATCCCGATGCTGGTGCGGCCCATCGCGGACCGCTTTCACGCCCAGGGCGCGCTGCTCGGCCTGTGGGCTGCCGATGTCCCGGAGGGCCTGTCCCACGTCCCGCCCGCGCACGAGATGATCGACCCGCTGAAGGACACCACGGCGCTCATCGCCCAGGTGCGCGCCGGCTTCGTGCCGCAGCCCGAGGCGGTGGGTGCCTTCGGCTACGACTTCCGCCAGGTCGTCGAGATGATCCGCGAGGCCAACGCCCTGCTCGACGAGGCCGGCCTCTCGCTCGACAGCGATCCACGCCGCGTCGCCAAGTCCGGCGCCGCGCAGGACGCGGCTCAGCTCGCCGCCATCGAGATTGCCGCCACCGGTGCCGCCTCGCCGCGCGCCGAGGCGCCGGCCACTTCCCCAGGAGCTTTTCCATGATCCCAGGCGGCTATGACTGGGCCGACGACATGCTTCGGGTGAAAAGCATGCGCCGGCGCTTCCGCGACAATTTCGGCGGCGACGTCATCAACCCGACGCGGTGGGAGGTGCTCTCCAGCGGCAGCGGCATGACGCTGTCCGTCGCCAACGGCACCGCGCAGATATCCACCGGCACCACGCTGGATGACGAGCTCGTCCTGCTGAGCCGCCAGAGCTTCATGCTCCCGCTGCGCGCGATGGTCGCGCTGAACCTCAGCCAGCGCATCGCCGGCCAGACCGCCTGGCTGGAACTGGTCAGCGTCACGCCCGAGACCAGCCAGCCCGACGAGCGCAACGTCGTCGCCTGGCGCCTGGACGGCATCAGCGCCACGCTGGCCAATTACGAGGTCGGCAGCGACGGCGCCCCCCGGCTCGGCACCGCCTCGGGCGTCACCATCCCCACGACCGCCCCGGCCGGCTGGTCGGTGCTGGAGCTCGAGCCGAACAGCGACGAATGCTACTTCCACGGCCGCGCGCTGGATGGCACCGGGCTGCGCGCCAATTCCTACGCCCGCCAGCAGCAGCTGCCCGACCCCGCCGCGCTGTATCGCTTCCGGGTGCGGGTGCGGAACCGGCAGGTGTTCCACGGCATCTCCGCTGTCACCAACAACGGCAGCAGCGCGGTGCGCATCACCCGTGCGGCGCATGGCTATGCGACCTCGGATTCTGTGACGGTGGCCAATGTCGCCGGCGTGCCGGGGGCGAATGGCACCTTCACCATCACGGTCATCGATGCGAACAACTTCGACCTGGTCGGTTCCAGCTTCACCGGCGCCTATGTGAACACCGGCTGGGCGACGATCAGCCGCAACCTGGCGCCGGCCAGCAGCACGGACCTGCGGCTGCAATTCGTCTCGATCTCCGATTATGCCGAGCTCACCACTGCCATCACCGCGGGCCGCGCCAATGCCGTGGCCGGCCAGGGGATCGGGGTAAATGTGCTCAGCGCCACGGCACCCGCGCTCAGCGTGGTCGGCGGCCAGGCCCGCAATACGGCGGGTGCCGTGCCGGTGCTGGCCGCCACAGGCTATTCAGCGAACCCGGTGGCGGTGACGACTGCACGCGGTGTCGACCTGCTAGCCACGCTGATCGGCGCAATCGTCACCAAGCCCTACGCCATCCCCGAGGCGGACTGGACCTATGCCGGGCCGCTGGCCGGCATCGCGACCGGCAGCGACACAGCTGTGCAGGCCGCGGCCGGTGCCGGTATCCGCCGGTATGTCACGGGGATGCAAGTGCAGAACGCCAGCGCCACCGCCACGGAATTCCAGATCCGCGACGGCACCACGCCGGTCTGGCGCGCGCTGCTGCCGGCGAATCTCGGCCCGACCAACATCGACTTCCCGACCCCGCTGCGCACCACGGCCAATGCCGCGCTGAACATCCAGGCGGTGACGGCAGGGGCGGTGGTGATCGCCAACCTCCAGGGCTTCACGGCGCCCTAAGCCCAGGATTTTTGCCCATGATCGAACCGATCGAACCGGGCGGGGATATCCCCGCACCGGAGCAAGAGGCTGCGCCCGATCGACTTCCCGCCGGAGGGCAGTCGATCACCGCCTGCCGCGCCCTGGCCGCGCCTGTGACCGTCAACCGTGCCGCGCGCACGGTCGAGGTGGTGTGGAGCACCGGCGCCCGCGCCCTCAACTTCGTGCCGCCGCTCGGCCCGATCATCGAGGAGCTCGACATGGCGCCCTCAGCGGTGCGCATGGATGCGCTGCGCTCGGGCCGCGCCCCGGTGCTTGACACCCACCGCCGTGCCGGCACCCGCGATGTGCTGGGCCGCGTCACCGCCGCGCGCCTCGAGACCGGCCGCGGCTACGCCACCCTGCAGTTCAGCGGCGCTGATGACGTGGAGCCGGTCTGGCAGCGCGTCGCCGACGGCACGCTGCAGTCCGTCAGCGTCGGCTATCGCGTCCACCGTTACGAGCCCCGCCCCGATGCCGCCACCGGCCAGACCATCCACCGCGCCGTGGATTGGGAGCCCTACGAGATCTCGATCGTGCCCGTCCCGGTGGATGGCCTGGCCGTGATCCGTGGTGAGGGGGACCAGGGCATCCCCGCCACCGCCATCGAACCCGCCCTGACCGAGGAACCACCCATGCCCGAGACCGCGCCGGCTTCGCCGGATCCCGCGCCGGCGCCGCCCGCGCCGCCCAGCACCCCGCCCCAGGAGAGCCCCGTGACCACCACCGCCCCGCCGGAACCCACCCGCGCCGCGCCGATCCCGCCCGATCTCGACGCCATCCGCGCCGAGGCGGACCGCGCCGCCGTCGAGCGCATCGCCGCCTATGAGCCGGTGCTGGCCGCCGCCCGCGGCCTGGTGACCCCCGACATGCTCGACGCCATGCGCGAGGCCGCCATCCGCGACCGCATCTCGCCCGAAGTGCTGCGTGGCCGCCTGTGGGACGCCTTCGCCCAGAGCGCGCCGCGCCCCTCCCTGCCGGCGCGCCCGGAGACCGGCCCCGGCCAGGACGACCCGGCCAGCCTGCTCGACGCCATGGCCGAGGCGCTCGCCGCCCGCTCCATGCCCGGCTACCAGGCGCCCAGCACGGGCCCCGGCGCCGGCCGCCACGTCGAATTCATGGGCTGGCGCCCCTCCGACATGATGGGCGAGCTGCTCCGCGCCCGGGGCGAGCGGAACATCCCCCGCAACCCCACCATCCTGGCCGAGCGCGCCTTCCACACCACCAGCGACTTCCCGGCACTGCTCTCGGCGGCGGCCAACAAGATGCTGCTGGCGGCCTATGCGCCCGCCGCGCCCACCTACCGCCAGATCTTCCTCCGGCGTGACTTCCGCGACTTCAAGCCGCACCGGCACCTGCGCGTGGGTGATTTCCCGACGCTGCTGCCGCTCATGGAGAACGGCGAAATCCAGGCCGGCACGATGTCCGAGAGCCAGGAGATCATCCTGCTGCAGACCTTCGCGCGACGCATCCGCGTCACGCGGCCGATGCTGGTGAACGACGACCTCGGTGCATTCACCGACTTCGCCGCCGCCATCGGCCGTCGGGTGGCGGACTTCGAGAACGCCACCGCCTATGGCCTGCTGAACTCGGCGAACGGCGACGGCCCGACGCTCTCCACCGGCAACGCCGCCGTGTTCGGCACCGCTGCCGCGCGCGCCAACAAGGCCTCCGCTGGCACCGCGCTCGACCTCGGTGGTCTGGCCGCGGGCCGAGCTGCCGTGATGCGCCAGCGCACGCTCGATGGCCTGCCCATCGCCGTCGGCGCGCAGATGCGTCTGCTCGTCGGGCCGAACCTCGAGCTGCCCGCCCGCCAGCTCACCGTGCCGGTCGCGGCCAACCAGATCAGCCAGGAGAACGTCTACGCCTCCTTCGTGCAGCCGGTGGTCGAGCCGCTGATCCCCGCCAACCGCTGGTACCTCTTTGCGGAGCCCACCGCGGCGCCGGTCTATGTCTACGGCTACCTGAACGGCGCCGAGGGCCCCCAGGTCACCACCGGCAATGTCCAGGGCGTGGATGGCGTCGAGGTCAGCGTGATCTTCGACTTCGGCGTCGGCGCCATCGACTGGCGCGGTGGCTACTTCAACGCCGGCACCTGATCCCTTCCCACCCATCGTCAACACCCTGCGACAGGCGCCACCGGACCATCGGGCGGCGCCTGTCGCGCATCCGGAGAACCACAATGCGCAACTGCATCCGCCCCGACGCTCGCTCCATTCCCATGGCCGTGCCCTATGCCGGCGGCATCCTCTCCGGCCAGGGCATGCTGGTCGGCGCGTTCTTCGGGGTGGCCGCGATGGACGCCGCCCAGAACGCCCCCGTCGAGTGCGAGACCCGCGGCGAGTTCGAACTGGCCAAGGAACCGGCATTGGCCATCACCGCCGGCGCACGCCTGTTCTGGGACAACGCGAACCGCCGTCTCACCACCACCGCCACCGGCAACTTCCAGGTCGGCATCGCCACCGCCGCCGCACTCGCAGCCGACACCACCGTGCGCACCATGCTGGCCCGCGTGCCGGCCTCGGGGGCGTGATGGCGAGCCTTCTGCCGCGCGACCGCGAGCGCCTGAAGGGCGTGCATCGTGACTTGGTCCGGGTCGTGGAGCGTGCGCGCCAAGCCGTACCCTTCATCGTGACGGAGGGACTGCGCACACGCGAGCGCCAGGCACGGCTCGTCGCCATCGGCGCCTCGCGCACCATGAACAGCCGGCATCTGACTGGCCATGCCGTCGATCTCGCCTATTGGCTGGATGACGGCGACGCCACGGTCGAGCACGGCGAAATCCGCTGGGACTGGCCGCTCTACGAGCAGATCGGTGCAGCCATGAAAGCAGCGGCGAAGGAACTCGGCGTGCCGATCACCTGGGGTGGCGACTGGACGTCGTTCCGGGATGGGCCGCATTTCGAGCTGGATCGGCGGAGCCACCCGGCGTGAGCGCCTTTGCCACCGCACTGGCCGCGCTGGTGGCGGACGCGAACCTTGGCGTGGAGGCCATCTTCCGCCAGGGCGGCATGGGCGCGCCCGTTCCCCTCCGCCTTCTGCGCTCCTCGCCCGACCGTGTCGCCGATGCCTTCGGGACGGAGATCATCTCCGCCACCGACATCCTCACCGTCTCCACCGCCGCGCTGCCCGTCATCGCGGCGGGGGACAGCTTCGCCCTCGGGGCCGAGCTGCTCACCGTCACCCACGCCGAGCGCGACGCCAGCGGCGCCGCCTGGCGCGTCCACTGCCAGCAATAGGAGCCCCTCATGGACCTCCCGCAGATCCTTCAATTGGCCGAGAACGGCGCTGGCCTTATCGCCATTCTGTTGCTGGTCTGGCGCGTGGACGGGCGCCTCGAGCAGGTGCGCGTGCTGCTGGAACGTCTCTCCACGCTGATGGAAACCGAGATCGGGCATCGCCGCCGCGACGACCGGGACGGCTGATGCGGCTCGCTGCGGCGATTGTCGGTGACCTGCGCCAGGTGCTGGCGGCGGAGCTCCGCGCGGGTGAGCGCGCCGCCATGCAGGCGATCCGGGCCGAGACCGAGCAGGTCAAGCAGGAACTGCGCCGGCAGGTGACCGACGCCTTCGGCGGCAATGCCCGCGGCATCGCCAATGCCTGGCGGTCGATGACCTTCCCGCAGGGCCGGCAGTCGCTGCGGCCGGCAGGGCTGGTGTTCACCAAAGTGCCGAGCGTGATCGACGCCTTCGAGCGTGGGGCGCTCATTCGTGCCAAGGGTGGCGGGAAGTTCCTGGCTGTCCCGACCGGCTTCAACGCAGCGCGCGGGCGCCGCGGGCGCGGTGCCAAGGGCATGCGCGTCACGCCGGCGCAGATGGTGGCGTCAGGGCAGGCCTTCCTGCGGCCCTTCAAATCTGGGCGCGGATTTGTGTGGTGCCTGCCGCTGCGCCAGGGCGAGCAGACCGGGCGGCGGCGGCGCACGCGATTGGTGGCGGGCGGCGTCACAGAGGTGGGGACCGCCAACCGCAAGGGCCGCGAGGCTTGGGCGCGCGGCCTGCTGGAACAGGGGATGGTGCCGATGTTTCTCCTGCTGCCCCAGGTGAAGCTCGCCAAGCGGCTGGACGTGCGCGGCGCTGCGGAGCGCGCGCTGCGTCGGCTGCCGGGACGCTTCGTCACAGCCTGGGAGCGCGAGGCCGGGAGAAGTGCAGCATGAGTGTGAGGGAAAGCGCGCTCGCCGCGTTGCACGCACGGCTCGGCGCGGCCTTGGCGAGCCGCGTTCCGCCGCCCGTCGTGCTGCGTGGCGAAACTGCGCCACAGCGTCTGCCAGCGGGTGGCCTCGTGGTCCTGCGCGATGGCGAAACGGTGGAGGAGACAGCGATCCTCTCCCCGCTCGCCTGGGCCATCGAGCATCGTGCGGAGATCGAGGTGACCGTAGCGGGCGCGACACCCGCCGCGCGCACCGCCCTCCTCGACGCGCTGCTCATGGACATCGCCGCCGCCATCTCGGCCGACCGCACCCTCGGCGGCGCGGTGGACTGGGCGCAGCCCGGCGCACCCTCCTTCGACGACGTCGAGTTCGAGGGTGCCGCCGCGGGCCGCGCGGCCTCCCTCCCCGTCACGTTGTTCTACACCGTCGCCGGCTCGCCGCTGGCCTGATCCCGGAGAACGCCCATGCCCCGTGCCATCGGCGCGAATTGCCGCCTGCTGACCTTTCCGGAATCCACCTACGGCACCGCCCCCGGTGGCAACTGGCGGCGCATGCCCTTCCTCTCCTGCGACCTCGGCGCCGAGCAGCCGCTGCTCGATGCCGACGTGATCGGCGTGGGCAGCAACCGCGATCCGGCCGCGCCCTTCCTGGACACGGTCACGGTCCAGGGTCAGGCGGTGGTGCCGGTGGACCTGGTCAACATCGGCCACTGGCTGCGCCTGCTGCTCGGGCCGCCCACCACCACCGGCACCAACCCGAACTTCATCCACAGCTTCGCCTCAGGCGCGGCGGCGCTGCCGAGCAATGCGGTGGAGATCGGCTATCCGGACGTGCCGAGCTTCGACGTCTGCACCGGCGTGCGCGCCGACACGCTGGAGATCGACTTCTCGCCGACTGGACCTGCGACCGCGACCTTCGGGTTGATGGGCCAGGGCTCGGCGCGCACCGGCAGCAGCGCCGGCGGCACGCCGACCAGCGCCGCCTATACGGCATTCAACAAGGCGCAGGGATCCATCACCCGCAGCGGCTCCGCGCTGGCTCAGGTCACCGGGGCGCGCATGACCTATGGCAACGGGATGGAGATGGTGCGCACCATCCGCGCCGACCGGCGCGTCGAGGGCGTGGATCCTGGCGTCGCACGCTGCACCGGGCAGGTGACGGTGCGCTTTGAAAACACCACGCTGCTGGCCCAGGCGCAGAACGGCACCGCCGCCGAGTTCGCCTTCGCCTACACCATCGACGCCAATCGCAGCCTCACCTTCACGCTGCACGAGGTCTATCTGGCGCTCGCCAAGACGCCGATCGAAGGGCCGGCCGGCGTGGAGGCGAGCTTCGATTTCCGGGCGGCGTTCAACGCGACGGCGACGCGCATGATGACGGCGGTGCTGCGCAACCAGCAGGCGGGCACGGAGTACGCATAAACCGGGGGAACGCGAGATTAGACTGGACGTCACTCAACGATGCGAAGCGACCGCGTATTCAGCGCGGAGCGGGCTCGCTGGATGGCTTGCTCCTTCGCTCCGAGGTCAGGCGCAGCGATAATCGCTTCCAATATTTCTTCAAAAACATCATGACGCTGGAGCCGCATAAGAACACCTACTTGATCCAATCCATCGGGAACAACATCCACGGTATATGAGTTATCTTTCACGTCGATCGAATAAGACAGCCGCAGATCATAACGTTTCAGCATTCGCCCAGCGCGATCGAGGGCACTGCGTAGAAGAATGGCTTCATCACCGGTTTTGCGTTCCATGACTGTGTGGTCCTCCTCGGTTCCCGACACTCTGTTCGGTGCAGCTCCGGCTGCCAGAGCAATCCTTCAACGGATCGCTGGTGATGATGGCGGCAGTGCTGCGGGATCTACAGGCAGGCACGAAGTAAGCGTGATCAACCGCTCTCACCGGACAGGTCAGCCAACAGCGTGGCGAGATCCTGGGATCCATGCACCACCCGCAGGATACGGGGCGGCTTCGTATCCGGCTCATAGACGATCAGATACGGCGAGTGCCGGAGAACGAAGAACCGGAATTGCTCCGGCGCGAATTCCGTGCGCACCGGCCCAATACATGGGTGCTCCCCAATGGATTTCGCTGCGCGGTTCGCCGCGACACGCAAGCGGTCCGCCGCAGCGGGATCCTCGCGGGCGATCCACGCCACGGCCTGCATCAGATCGGCCAGCGCCTCTCGCGTGAACCGCGCGACGATCCGCGCTCGCGCCGGACTCAAGCGCGTTGCTTGGCCGCGGCGATCACCGCCTTGAGTTCTGCGTCCACATCCTCGGCCGAAATCGTGCCCTCGCGATCGGCACGGGCGCTGACGTCGCAGAGCATCGCCACAAAGCGCTCGCGACGTTCCTCGGCCTCCTGCATCAGGCGCACGGCGTGGCGCATGACCTCGCTCGCACTGGCAAAGCGCCCTGAGGCGACACGCGCGTCGATGAACTGCTGCTGTTCCGGCGTCAGGCTGACATTGGGCACCGCACATCCTCCTTCGACACTTATGGCCAACTTGGCCATCGCGGGGTCGTGGGTCAAGGCCAACCCTTCAGGAGACCCCTATATGCTCATCCTCGACCTTCCCACTGAGCCCTACTGGGTCGATCTGCCTCGCGGCGTTCGCGTGGAAATCCGCCCCGTCACCACCGCCGTCATGGCCGCCGCCCAGGCCGGCTCCGCCCGTCGCCTCGGCGCGCTGCGGGCGTCCGAGGCCGATCTCGACCCGGATATAGCGCGCGGCCTGGCCTTCGCTTTCCTGGTCAAGGCGCTCGCCCGCCATGCGGTCACTGCCTGGGAGGGTGTTGGCGATGCCACCGGCAAACCACTGCCCCTCTCCCCTGAGGCCGTCGAACGTCTGATGGACATGGACGACATCGCCGCCGCCTTCTGGGACCGCGCCACCAGTCCGGTCGCCGCCGTGGCGCTGGAGGGAAACGGCTGAGGGCCCGCGCCGCCTGGCACTTCGGCCAGGGCCCCGACTACTGCCGCGGCTGCGCGGCCCTCGACCGCGACTGCGGCATGGCCTGCCCTTACGCCGCCCATGCGCCCACAACCGCCCAGGGCGCCGCCCTGTGGACCGCGGGCACCGCCTGCATCTCCGCCGGCATGGCCGGGCTTGAACTTGACACCGCCGGCACCCTGGCCCTTGCCCGCGAGATGGGCGTCTCCGGCTGGGCGGCTGCCGAGCTGCTGACCGCGCTGCGCATGGGCCTCGCCGCCGGTGCCGCTGCGCGCCGCCCATCGATCCCTGACGCAGGAGGCGCAGCCCATGGCGGATAGCACCCGCCGCGTCTCCGTGCGCCTGTCGCTGGACGACGCCGCACGCGTGAAGTCCGAACTGCGCGAGGTCGGCGAGGCCGGCCAGCGCTCGCTGGAACGCATCCAGGACGGCGCCGATCGCGCCTCCCGCGCCCTCTCCCTCATGGATGTCGCCGTCCGCGGCATCCAACTCGCCGGCGTCGCCGCCGGCCTGCGCGCCCTCGTCATGGCGGGCGACGCCCTGTCGCAGTCCATGGGCCGCCTCACCACCGCCGTGGGCGGCGTGGAGCGCGCGGCCGAGGTCTATGAGGCGCTGTATCGCGACGCATTGCAGACCGGTGTCGCCGTCCGCGAAAGCGTGGACGCCTTCCAGCGCTTCTCGATCGCCGCGCGCGAGATCGGCGCCACCTCCGACCAGGTGCTGCGCCTGGTCGCCGGCCTGCAGCGCGTTGCCATCTCGTCCGGCGCCAGCACCGCCGAGATCCAGGGCAGCACCCAGCAGTTGGCGCAGGCCTTGGCGTCCGGCGTGCTGCAGGGCGACGAGCTGCGCTCGATCCTGGAGGGCCTGCCCACCCTGGCCCAGGCCCTGGCCGGTGAGCTGGGCGTCTCCATCGGTGAGCTGCGCAAGCTGGGCGCCGAGGGCAAGCTCACCGCCGACGTGGTCTTCCCGGCCCTGCTGCGCGCCGTGGAGCGGGTCAATGGCGAGTTCGAGCGCGCGCCGCTGTCCGTCGGCCGCGCCTTCGGGCAGCTCACCGCCGCGGCCGACCAGTTCCTCGCGCGCCTCGATCAGGCGATCGGCCTCTCCAACGGCCTCGCCCGCGCGCTCTCCGGCGCCGCCCGGGTGCTGGACGGCGTGCGCCGTGGCGCCGGCCTGCTCACCGGCGAGGAGCGCCTCGCCGACCAGCGCCGCACCGCCGAGGCGCTGCGCGCGGAGATCGCACGGCTCGAGGCGGAGGCCGAGGGCGCCGCCGCCCGCACGCCGCGCCGCGGCTCGATCCGCCCAGGCCTCGTCGGCACTGCTGAGCAGCAGGCCGGCGTGGACCGCACCGCCCGCCTGGCCGAACTTCGCCAAGCCTACGCCGACATCACCGAGGAGGTCGCCCGCGGCGAGCGTGAGGCGGCCGAGCGCGGCCGCCAGGAGAGCGAGGCCGCCGCTGCCCAGGCCGCCGAGAGCCGGCGCCGCCGTGCCGCCCAAGACACCGACGAGCTGCGCCGCCAGCTGGACGACCGCTTTCGTATCACCACCGAGTTCGATGAGCGCGTCCGTCGTCTGCGAGAGGCCGAGGGCGCCGGGGCTATCGATGCCGCCGAGCGCCAGCGACTGGAAACGCTGGCCACCCGCGAGCGCGACGAGGCGCTCCGCCGCCTTGAAGGTTCCGTCCGCCGTGTCACCGCTGCCCAGCGCGACAACCGCGATGCCGAACGCGAGGCCAACGAGGTGCTGCGCGAGCGCGAGCGCCTCATCCAGCAGAACGAGAACGCCTATGAGCGCTACGCCAGGCGCCTGTCCAACCTGGGCACGCTGGTCGAGCGCGCGGAGCGCATCGGCCAGCCCATCCCCGACGAAACCATTTCGCGGGAGGCCCAGGCGGCGCTGGAGGAGTTGGAGCGCGGCCAGGAGCGCGTGCAGCGCGCCACCGAGCGCGCCTCCGACACCGCGCGCGAACTGGGGCTGACCTTCTCGTCGGCCTTCGAGGACGCGGTGATCCGCGGCGAGAGCCTGTCCAAGGTGCTGCAAGGCATCGGGCAGGACATCGCCCGCATCATCGCGCGGCGCACCATCACCGAGCCGCTGGGCAATGCGCTCACCGGCGCGCTGTCGGGCTTCTCGTTCGGGGGCATCTTCGACGGGATCGGATCGTGGCTCGGCGGGCTGTTCCGCGCAGAGGGCGGGCCGGTCACGGCCGGCCAGCCCTACATCGTGGGCGAGCGCGGGCCCGAATGGTTCGTGCCGCAGCAGTCGGGGACGGTGCTGCCCAACGGCACCGCGCCAGCCGGCGGCCCCACCATCCACACGACGTTGAACATCGACGCGCGTGGGGCGGACGCCGGCGTGGAGGCGCGGCTGCGGCTGATGGGTCAGCAGATCGCGCGGCAGGCCACCGCCATGACGCTCGACGCCATCCGCCGCGGTGGCACCGCCTACGACACGGTGAGGAGGTAGAGCCATGACGGAGTACGCCTGGCCGCCGGAGCTGCGCCCCTCCCGGCAGGTCTTCTACCTTCAGCCCAACACCCTGCGCTTTGTCTCCCCGCTCACGCGCCAGACCCAGGTGCTGCGCCGGGAGGGCGCGCGCTGGATGGCGGAGATGACCTTCGACCCGTTGAACCCGCGCCTGGCTGGCGTGCTGGAGGGGCTGGTGGCCGCGCTCGCCGGCTCAGTGAACACCGTCCGCCTGCGCGACTTCCGCCGCGAGTTCCGCTCCGGCGATCCGCGCAGCCAGGGCGATGTGCCGAGCGGGCCGTACAGCTTCAACGACGCCACGATCTTCACGGACGGGACGGGGATGGTGGTGGGCTCGGGCAATCCCGCGCTCGCCGCCGGGGCGCCGCGCGGCGCGCTGTCGCTGGTCACGCAGGGTTGGTGGCCGAACACGCTGGCCGTCGGCGCGGGCGACCACATCGGCCTCGGCGGGCGGCTCTACATGGCCACCGCGCGCGTCATGGCGTCGGGCACGGGCACGGCCTCCATCCCCATCGCACCCCCGCTGCGCGCCGCCGCGCCGATCGGCGAGGCGCTGTTCTTCTCGAACGTCTCCACGCCCATGCGGCTCGTCTCCGACGACGAGGGCATCAACCCCACCCGGCCGGGGCGCTTCACCAGCATCACCTGCCGATTTGAGGAGGCCCTGTAGGCCACGCCATGACCGAACCTGCCATCCGCGCCACGCCACGCCTCTCCGTCCAGGCCGCCGCCGCCGCCACCGCGCCCGTCGTCGCCCCCGTCATCCTCTGCGAGCTCGACTTCGCCACCGGCGCGTTTCGGGTGTGGTCGGGCCTCGGCACGCTGAACTGGGCCGGGCGCAGCTTCGAGGGCATCGGCGACATCGGCGCCATGGGCGAGGTGGAAGAAACGGTCGAGCTGCGCGCCGTGCGCTTGACCCTCGCCCTCTCGCCCGTGCCGCAGGAGGTCATCGACATCGCGCTGTCGGAGCGATCCTATCGGCTGCGCCCGGCGCGGGTGTGGCTCGCGCTGTTGGACGAGGACGGCGCCTTCGTGGCGGACCCGTTCCCGCTCTGGGCGGGCATCATGGACACGATGGAGGTGGTGGACGGCGCCGAGCCGCGCGTGACGCTCGCCTGCGAGAGCCGCCTCGTGGACCTCGAGCGCGCTGAGGTGCGGCGCTACACCGACGCCGACCAGCAGGCCGAGTTCCCGGGCGACCGATTCTTCGAGTTCGTGCCCGCGCTGCAGGACGCCGAGATTCGGCTGCCAGCGCGGTAATGCGCCATCCCGATTGGATTGCCCGGCTCGCAGCCCTGCTGCGGGAGGCGGAGACGCGCACCTTCGATGCGCGGCATTGGAACTGCGCGATCTTCGCCATCGCGGCGGTGGAGGCTGTGACGGGGCAGTACCCGCACGTGCGCGTGCTGCCCGATCTCGCCGCCTCGGCCGACAGCGCGGGCTTTCCGCGCGTCGCGCCCGCCTTCGCACGCTGCGGCGACGTTGTGCTCGCACCCGATCCCGCCCGCCTCGGTGTCGTCCTCGACACCGGCCGCGTCGCCTTCGTCGGGCCGCGCGGCCTGCTCAGCGCGGCGCTCACAGAATGCGCCATCGCCTGGAGGATTGGCTGACAGATGCCGGCTGCCATCCCCATCATCGCCGTGGTCGCGGGCGCCGTCGGCTCCGCGGCCGTCGGCGGCGGCGTCATCGGCGCGCTCGTCGGCGCGGGGGCTGCCATCGCCGTCTCCTTCATCGGCAGCCAGGTCTTCCCCCAGAACACCGCCGCCGCCCGAGGCAGCTCCGCAACCTTCACGGACACCGGCGGCGGCTCGGGCGGCACCGCGCCCACCGCCGTCGAGGCTCAGGCCCGCACCCAATCCTTCCGCCAGGCCATCACCGAGCACGCCCTGGTCTTAGGCCGCTGCAAGGTCTCGGGGCCCATCGTCTTCGTGCACAGCAGCCCCGACGACGAGGGCCGCGCCGACGGCTACTTCCACGCCGTCGTGGTGCTGGCCGCTCACCGCGTCCGCGCCATCGGCGAGGTCTGGCTCGGCGACACACTGGCCACCGATGCGAAGTTCTCGGGCCTGGTCCGGATTGACCGTCATCTCGGCGACCCCGGCCAGGCCGCCAATACCAACCTCATCGCCGAGACCGGCGGCAAGTGGACCGCAGCGCATCGCGGGCAGGGCCGCGCCTACATGGCGCTGCGCCTCAAGATCACGCCCGAGGCCTTCCCTTCGGGCCCGCCCAACATGGCCGCGCTGGTCGAGGGCGCCGACACCATCCGCGATCCGCGCAGCGGCGCCGTGGGCTGGTCCGACAACCCGGCGCTCTGCCTCGCCTGGTACCTCACCGCCCCCTTTGGCTGGCGGGCAGCCTGGGACGAGATCGACACGCCCGCCCTCATCGCCGCGGCCAACATCTGCGACGAGATCATGGGCCGGCGCGACGGCACCGCCGAGCGCCGCTACACCGTCAACGGCCGCGTCTCGCTGGGCGAGGGCAAGATCGCCATCACGCGGAAGCTGCTCGCCGCCATGGCGGGCACGATGGTGGTCTCGGGCGGGCGCTTCGTGATCCACGCCGGCGCGCCCGCGCTGCCGGCCGCCACCATCACCGCCGCCGATCTGCGCGGTGACGTCTCCGTCATGGGCTCACGCCCGCGGCGGGATCTCTTCAACGGGGTGCGGGCTGTCTACGTGGATCCCGGCAAGAATTGGCAGCCCACCGACGCGCCGCCGCTGCTGGCCGCCAACTACGTCACGGAGGATGGCGGCGAGGCGATCTATCGCGATCTCGACTTCCCTTTGACCACCTCCGCCGCGACCGTCCAGCGCCTCATGAAGGTGGAGTTGGAGCGCAACCGCCGCCAGCGCGCGGTGGTGGTGCAAGCGAACCTCTCGGCGCTGCGCCTGCGCCCCTGGGATGGGGTGCTTGTCGCCATCGACCGCATCGAGCCCTTCCCGGCACGCATCACCGGCTGGCGCTTCGCGCCGGAGGGCGGGATCGACCTGACGCTCTCTGAGGAGGACGCGGCGGTGTGGGACTGGAACCCCGCCGTGGACGAGCGGGCCACAGGGGACACCCCCACCGTCATCCTGCCCCGGCCGGGCAGCATCGCCACGCCCGCCGCCATCCGGGTTGGCACGCCCACCACGGCCACCTTCGCGGCGCTGGGCGCGGACTGGACGGCCGTGCCCTCAGCCTACCTCGGCGGCTACGAGGTCGAGGCCCGGCCCGCCTCCCTGGCCAACTGGCTCGCCGTGGCGGCCGGCACAGGGGCGCTCTTCGCGGTGTTCCCCAGCGTGGAGCCCACCGCCTTTCGCGTCCGCGCCCGCGCGCGGAGCGGGGCGGTGTCGGGGTGGCAGGAGGCGGCGATCCCGGCCGCGCCCTCGGGCTTGGCCGCCGTGGGTGTGGCGGGCGGGATCCAGGTGACCGGCGCCTATCCCGCCGGCGCCACGGCGTTGCAGGTGTTCGAGGCTACCTCCAACAGCCTCGCCGCCACGGTGCTGCACGCGCAGATCACGACGCTGCCATGGACGCGCTCCGGCCTCGCCACCGGACAGGCGCGCTGGCTCTGGCTGCGCAGCGTCTCGCCCGAGGGCAACGTCTCGGCGCTCGCCGGCCCCGTCACCGCCACCGCGCTATAGGGAGGCTCGAGGAGAAAATGCCTGCCCGCATCGACGACCTCCTGGTGCTGAACACCGCCGTCAGCAAGACCGACCTCGCGAAGTACCTGCGCGACCGCGAGGCCGTGCTGCCCTCCGACTTCGGCGGGCTCGGCGATGGCGTGGCCGATGATCGCGCGGCCATTCAGGCAGCATTTGATCGGGCCGCGACAGATCAGAAAATGGCGATCATCCCGCCGGGCACCTGGAACGTCTCCGGCACCGTCACCCTGCCGGGTGCCGCGCGCGGCCTGATCATGCAGGGCACCATCCGCTACACCGGCACCGCACCCACCAGCGTGCTGGTGCTCGGCGATGGCGGCACGATTCGGAATGGCGAGAAGCTGTACTCGGGCCTGAACGTGATCCGGCAGACCATCTCCGATTGGTCCTCAGAGGCCGATATCGGCATCACCGTGCGCAATGTCGACGCGAGCCAGATCGAACTGCGCCGGGTCGAGGGGTTCACCATCGGCATGCGCACGCTGGGCGACGGCCGCGGCGTGGAGGACAGCACCTTCACGCTGGGGCGCATCGTCAATTGCCGCATCGGGCTGGATGTCTGGTGTGCGACCGCCACGGCCTGGAACACCTCCATCCGCTACTACGGCGGCCACTTCGCTTGCGCCACCGGCATCAATGCGGCGCAGGACCGCTTCGGCGTGCGTTTTGGTAATGAGCCCGGCGCCTACACCAATCACAACCGGCACATCTTCGACGGGCCAAACTTCGAGCTGCGCCAGGCGGGCTCCAACCTCGCCATCCCCTTCCTGAACCAGACCAATGGCAGCGCAATCATCGGCCGCAACCTCCGCATGGAGGCCTGTTCGCCCATCGTCGCACGGCACACCGCCGGCGCGCAGGACTGCGAGTACGACGTCGCCTGGACCAACACCTACCTGGTCGGCATCGACTACACGCCCACGGCCAATCGCTGCGGCAACGCGGTCATCAACCGCCACCGGGCGCCGGCGTCGCGGTTCCAGCGCTACCTGGCTGGGGTGGACAACGTCCGGGCGAAGGCCTTCCGGCAGTCAGCGACCGAGATCGGCGTGGAGGGGCTGTGCACCATCGCCACCTCCACCACCACGGCCACCTACATCTCCGACTTCAGCTTCAACGGGCTGGCGGGGCTGACGCCAACCGGGCGCGGGGTGCAGCTCTCGGCCAACCGCGGACTGGGCTGGGTCGTCGACACCACGCAGGCGAAGGAGTTCGCGCTGGCGCATGCGCTGGTGTTCGGCGTGGCCGGCGGCCGGCTGTTCGTGCGCTGCTTCGACGGGGCGGGGAACATCCGCGAGAATGTCGCGGGCGACGTGCTCGCATCCATCACCACCATGCAGTGGAACGGGCCGGCGAAGGGGTGGAACGCCGGCGCGCCGATGGACGATGCCAACCTCAACCGACGGCAGACGCTGCGCATGGGTTTGGGCGTGGCCTTCGCGCAGGTGGGGATCGTCGGCTTCGATGGGGTGATCGAGCTGGAAGCGCTGCGGCTCTATGGGCTGCCGGAGTCAGCGCCCGGCATCCTCAATGGCACGCCGACGCTGCCGGAATCGGGGCAGCGCGAATACGCCGCCGAGGACAGCTGGGACCTTCCGAGCCTCGCCGCAGGGGCGACCAGTCTGCGGGACATCACCGTGGCAGGCGCGAGGCCGGGGGATATCGTCAGCGCCTCGCTCGCAACCAGCAGCCGGTTCTTTGAGCTCGACGCGCATGTGTGGAGCAACAACACCGTGCGGGTGATGGCGCGCAACATCTCCAACACCACCATCGATCTCGGACCAGCCACACTATCGGTCAAGGCTGACAAGCGAAGGGTGCCATAA